CCTGCGACGATGCTGACGCCGCACCACGCCATCTAGAAAACTCCCCGGTAGCGCTGAGGCCGGTTTTTGGAGCACGCCAGGATGATCGCTGAGCCGCTGCGGCCGCTGGCCAGGCCGATCACGGAGTTCCGGCTGCTCGACGGGAATCCGCGGCGGGGTGACGTGGCGGCGTGCAAGCGGTCGCTGAGCCGGTTCGGGCAGCGTAAGCCGATCGTGGTCCGGGATGACGGCACGGTCGAGGCGGGCAACACGACGCTGAAGGCCGCGCTGGAACTGGGCTGGACTGAGCTCGCCGCGGTGGCGTTCACCGATGATGACGCGACGGCGAAGGCGTTCGCGCTGGCTGATAACCGCACGTCGGAGCTGGGCTCGTTCGACCTGGCCGCTTTGGCGGCGATGGCGGTTGATGTGCAGGCGGCGGATCCGGGGCTGCTGGAGGCGGCGTCGTATTCCGAGGCGGATCTTAATGCGCTGCTGGCGGGCCTGCGGGTGCCGGAGAAGCGGACGGACCCGGATGCGGTGCCGGACGCGCCTGCGGAGCCGGTGACTGTGCTGGGTGATCTGTGGCTGCTCGGCCCGCACCGGCTGGCCTGCGGAGACTCCACCGACCCCGCGCTCTGGGATCGTATCCTCGACGGCGACAGGCCCCGGCTAGTCTTCACCGACCCGCCCTACGGGATCGGCTACGTGGCGATGCGCGGCGGCGCGGCCATCGCCAACGACAAGAACGCCTCCGAGGCGCTGCAGGTCACCCGCGACGCCCTCGCGCTGTTCCACGACGCCGAGGCGCACTTCGTCTGCTGCGACTGGCGCTCGCTCTCCACGATCATCGACGCGATGCTCGCCGCCGCGATCGAGCCGAGGGCGTGCATCGTCTGGGACAAGCAGCGCCGCGTGCAGAACCTTGACCGCTACGCCAAGCAGCACGAGTTCATCGTCTACGCGGGGCCGTACGGCGGCCAGGCGACGCTCTGCACCGACGTATGGTGCCATCCCCGCGACTTCGAGCCCGACCATTCAACGCCGAAGCCGGTCAGCCTCATTGAGCAGGCGCTGACCACAGCGTCTCGTCCGGGTGCGCTGGTGGCCGACCTGTTCGCCGGGTCCGGCTCGACGCTGATCGCGGCGCACGGTACTGGCCGCGTAGTCGCGCTGGCCGAGCTAGAGCCGCGCAATTGTGACGTGATCTGCCGCCGGTACCAGGAGCACGCCGGCACCAAGCCCGTCCTCGAATCCACTGGCCAGCCGCATGACTTCACCGCCTAAGCCGCCCACGGGGCTGCTCCCGTCGTCCCGGGCCCGGTGGCGGGCGTTCTGGGACTCCCCGGCCGCCGCGCTGGTCAACCTTGAATCCGACCTGGCCCGGCTGGAACGGTGGATCCGGTCCGCCGACGAGTACGAGCGGGCCGCGAAGATCGTCCGCGACGCCCGGCTGGTCAAGGGCAGCATGGGACAGCCGACGCTGAACCCGCTGGTCGGCTACCTGGTTCACCTCGAGGGGATCATCACGCGGGCGGAAACCGAGTTCGGCATGACCCCGGCGGCGCGGATCCGGCTGAACAGGGATCTGCTATCGAGGCTGCCGAAGGATGACCACGACGACCTTGACGACGAGCTGTCCACCCCAGTGCCTGCCCCGGTTCGGGACGGCCAGGACCCCCGGTAGGGCGACACTCGGCCCGGCGGTCGGCGCGGTCGCGGCGAAGCTCGGCAAGCCGTTCATGCCGTGGCAGCAGCACGTCGCCGACGTGGCCCTGGAGATCGACCCGGCGACGGGGCGGCTGGCGTACACCGAGCTTGGCCTGACGGTGCCGAGGCAGTCCGGCAAGTCGACGTTCGTGCTGGCCAAGGCCGTGCACAGGTGCAACGCCGCGGGGTTCTTCGGGCCCCGGCAGCGGCTGGTGTACACGGCGCAGACGCGGCAGAAGGCCCGGGAGAAGTGGGAGCAGGACTTCGTCCCGGACCTGGAGGCGGCCCGGCCGTTCCGGGGCCGGTTCCACCCGTCGTGGGCCAACGGGAACGAGCACCTGCGGTTCAGCAACGGGTCGCGGTGGGGGCTGGAGGCGGCGACGGAGAAGGCCGGGCACGGCGGGACGATCGACGAGGCCTATCTGGATGAGGCGTTCGCCCATCAGGATTTCCGGCTTGAGCAGGCGTTCGGCCCGGCGATGATCACCCGGGTGAACAAGCTGCTGGCCTGGATCTCTACGGCGGGGTGGCTGGGCGCGTCGCCGTACCTGGAGGCGAAGACGAAGGGCGGCCGGGCTGCGGTTGAGGCGGGCCGCCGGGCCGGGCAGGCGTATTTCGAGTGGTCAGCCCCGGCGGACGCGGATCCGGGCGACGAGGCGGCGTGGTGGGCGTGCATGCCCGCGCTGGGCCGCACGATCAGCATCGACGCGATCCGCGGCGAGTACCTGAAGGCGGTGGACCAGGGCACCGTGAACGAGTTCCGCCGGGCGTACCTGAATCAGTGGGTGCCGAAGGACGTGCCTGACGACTGGATGGTGATCCCGCGGGACGCCTGGGCGGGCCTGGCAGACCCGGAGTCCAACCCGGTGCCGCGGGTCGTGCTGGCGGCGGCGTTCTCCCACGACCAGCAGCATGCGGCGGTCGGGCTGGCCGGGTGGCGGGCGGACGGCCTGCTGCACGTCGAGGTCGCCGACTACCGGGAGGGCACGGCGTGGGCGGTCCCGCGGCTGATCGACATGCACGCGAGGCATGATCCGCTGGCGGTCGTCGTGGATGACGCCAGCCATGAGGGCGCGGTCATCAAGGACCTGGAGGCGGCGCGGATCGAGGTGATGAAGCCGCGGGCCAAGGGCGTAGCGGAGGCGTACCAGGACTTCATCCAGGACGCCACGGACACCAAGACGCTGCGGCACCGGGCCCAGGCCGACCTTGACGCGGCCCTGGCCGGCGGGGTTGACCGGGATGTGGGCGACGGCGGGAAGGCGTGGGGCCGGCGTAAGAGCTCGGCGGACATCAGCCCGCTGGTGGCGGTGACCCACGCGGCATGGGGGCTGAGGGCGAAAACGGCAGAGGGCGGAGGTGACCCGGGCGCATGGCTGATCTGAACGCGATGGCAGTGCAGGTCCGGGCGCAGCTGGCCGCGTGGCGCGGCCACGGCCGCCATGTGCGGGCGCGGCTGTCCCAGGCCCGCCACGTCCTTACCTCGGTCCTGCTGGTGCTGGCCGGGCTGGGCGGGGCGCTGGCCGGCGGGGCACTGATCGGCCGGTGGTGCCTGGGCCTGGTCCTGCTCGCCGAATCCTGCGGGGCGGTGTGGGCCGGGCTGAACCGGGACGACGGGCAGCCGCTGCCGCGCCGCGGCGAGCGGACGATCGCGGACGTGGCCGAGGAATACCGGCGGCTGACGTGACCGCGCCCTACTACGCCGACGACCTAGTGACGCTATACCTGGGCAAGTGCGAGGACATCACCGACTGGCTGGCGGCCGACGTGCTCGTCACGGACCCGCCGTACGGCATCGGCTGGAGCAAGGGTGATTGGGGCGCGACCAGCCACCGCCATGACGGCATCGCCGGTGACCGCGACACCGGCACCAGGGACGCCGCTCTCGCCGCATGGAGGGCCGAGCGTCCGGCGCTGGTCTTCGGCTCGCTGCGCGCCGAGTACCCCGCCGGGTGGAAGCGGATGCTCGTCTTCCATAAGCCGGTCCTGAATACCGGCCTGTTCGGGAACCGCCTGCCGTGGATGGCCAATTGGGAGCCGGTTTTCGTGCTCGGCCAGTGGCCTGATCAGACGCCGACGCTGGATGCGGTGATCGGCACCCGCGCGGCTTGCGCGGGCGGCTATTCGGGCTATGCCACGCGCTACGGTCACCCGCACGCGAAGCCTGTAGACGTGATGGAGACGCTGATCACGGCCTGCCCGCCCGGTGTCATAGCCGACCCGTTCGCGGGCGCTGGGTCCACGCTGGTGGCCGCGCGGAACCTCGGCAGGCAGGCGATCGGCGTCGAGCTCGACGAGCGCTATGCGGAGCGGGCCGCCAAGCGTCTCTGCCAGGACGTGCTGATCTCGGGGGCGCTCGCATGACGCGGCTCCTGGACCGGATGCTGGGCCGCGCCAGCTACGACAACATGACCGAATACTCCGGGTCCGGCGCGTACCTGGTCACGACGTCGGACCCGTCCGGCCGGCAGAAGGAAGGCGCACCGCCCGGGACCGTCCGCTCCGCGCGGGAGGCCCTCGCGGGCAACGGCGTGGTGTTCGCCTGCATCGCGGCGAGGTCCGCGATCTTCTCCGAGGCCCGGTTCCAGTTCCAGTCGACCGTCGACAAGCACCTGTTCGGCACCACGGACCTGGGCCTGCTGGAGTACCCGTGGCCGAACGCGACCGCCGGGGAGCTACTCGCCCGCCTCGAGCAGGACGTGTCCACGGCGGGGAACTCCTACATCCGCAAGGTCAACCCGGCGGACGGGTCGGACCCGCTGCTGGTGCAGATGCGCCCCGACTGCGTGACCATCATCAGCGAGCAGCGCGAAGACGACGCGGGCCGGATCTACAAGGTCCCGGTCGGCTACGCGGAGGACCTGACGCCGCTGGGGATCACGGACCGGGAACCGCAGGTGTACAGCCCGGACGAGGT